GGAGGTGTATTAGATAATCTAACTACAACTAAAGAAGAAAAACTAGCTGCAGAAGCTAAAATAAAAGATTTAATTATGGGTTACGAAGCTGAGATGCAAAAACAAGTAACTGAAAGATGGAAGTTAGACATGAACTCAGACTCGTGGCTAAGTAAAAATATAAGACCGCTGGTATTGATATTTTTAGTAGTATGTACTATGCTACTTATATTTATTGATGCAGGCAAAATAAATTTCAATGTAAAAGACTCTTATGTAGATCTTTTACAATTAGTATTAATAACTGTGATCGGTGCTTACTTCGGTGGTAGATCACTAGAAAAAGTAAAAAAATAAAATTATGGGAAAATTTTTTAGTGTAAATGTAAATCCAGATTGTATCAATGGAGATGTTTCTGATAACAACGGTACAGCTGATATAGGTGCTGGTGAGATAGTATTTGATTGGACAGCAGTAGATGTTCCTAATGGAACTAGCCTGCTAAGAAGTATTATAGCTGTTGCAAACGGTGAAGACGGGGCAATTGCTAACTCTGCTATTGATCTTGAATTATTATTTGCAAAATCAATAGACGGTATTGCACCACCTTCTTTAGGTACTATTAACACGGCGCCAGGTGCTGCAATGAATGGAACTAACTCTTGGTCAAATCACGTAGTTGGAGCTTATAGATTAGAAGGTGGAACTGCTGCTGGTACGTTAGGTAAAACTCCTACAAGAGTTGTTTATACAGCGCCTGGTTACGAAGCTAATACTAACCTTGGAGGTCCAACTGTAATGGACACCGAAGCTAATACTGGTACAACAAAAGGGTTTGGTAAACTATACGTTGCTGGAATTCATGTAACTGGAAGAAACTACGGAACTGGAGTTTTGGCTGATGGAGCAGTGGATGCTTCTTCTGCTCAATCTACAACTATAACTGTTAAAACTATAGATGCTAGGAAACTATTTAGTATAGGCGATCAAGTATATGTACACGATCTAGATACTCCAATACCTGGCACATTGACTAAGGTAGAGGCTACTACATTAACATTTTCAACAGCTAATACAACTGTAGACATAGCTGATGGGGACGAATTGTTAAACGCAAATCCATACAAAATTAAACTTGGATTTGAACAATAAATAAATAAATTAAATTAACTTAAATTAAATAAAAATGGCAAAAAACGAAAAAGCAACAAATATAACAGCTGAAGAATTAAAAAATCTTCAAGAATTAATAAGTACTGTAAATAGAGCTCAACTAGAGCTAGGTGGACTAGAAAGTAGAAAACACTCTTTAGCTCATCAAGTATTAGCTTTACAAGGTCAAGTAGCAGAAATGCAAAAAAGCCTTGAAGAGACTTACGGTAAAGTAGATATTAATGTTACTGACGGTACTATATCTTACAAAGAAGATGAGCAAGCTGATAAGGAAGATTAGTATAGGTAAAGATTATAAAAATGATGCCATGCACTATGCCGTTGGGCAAGAAGTGTATGGCGGTCATACTATATGTGATATATTAGAAGAAGACGATAAGTATAGTGTTTATATTAAAAAAGGTAAAGATGTTTTGCCTTGGAAAGATTTTAATAAAAACATGGCTGTATCTGTAGAATATAATTTACAGTATTAATGAAAGCGGTTTACAACTTTGTTGTACAACCTGTAAAATCAAGATACAACAATACAAAAGATATAGACGGTAAAGAGCTAATAGTAAACACTGAAATTTATAACCATCAATACGTTAGCAGAGAGGCTATAGTAAAGGCAATACCAACTGTAGGAGAAACAGAAATTAAAGTTGGTGACACTGTAATTGTACATCATAATGTGTTTAGAAGATGGCATAACCAACACGGTATAGAAAAAAACAGTAAAGCTTATATTGATGAAGATACTTATTTAGTACAACCAGATCAAATATTTTTACACAAGCCAAAAGCTATATTTAGCTATCACAATAGAAAATGGCAAGCAATGAAAGGTTATTGTTTTGTTGCACCTATAAAATCAACGGATAAGTTAAGTTTAGAAAAAGAGCAACCTTTAATGGGTGTTGTTAAATACACAGACGGTACGGTTAACGAAGGAGATTTAATAGGGTTTAAACCAAACTCAGAATATGAGTTTATTATAGATGGTAAGAAGTTATATAGACTATTATCAAAATTTATTACAATTAAATATGAATATCAAGGAGACGAAGAAGAATATAATCCAGGCTGGGCAGAGAGCAGTTGATGAATTAATCAAAGTTGCTAAAGAACCAATTGTAGACTCTGATGATGATATATCTGCTGATAGATTAAAAAATGCCGCTGCTACTAAAAAACTAGCAATATTTGATGCGTTTGAAATATTAAATAGAATCCAAGAAGAAGAAGCTTTGTTAGAAGGTAGAGAAACAGAAGAAAAAATAAAAGTCTTTAAAGGCTTTGCTGAAGGTAGATCAAAGTAATGTACGAACAAAATTTAATTAAAGTAGTCGAACCAATTAAGACTAACACTGTTAAAAGGCTTAATAAAAGTAAAAAATGGAAATATGGATATAATAAAGAGCACGATATTATCGTTATATCAAAAACTGGTAAAATCGGTGAAATACTTGAGATACAAAATTTGCGAATTGCATTGCCACAACAACCAGTGCAAGTGTTCTCTAATGAAGTAAAAAAATGGCAACAATTTGAATATCCAAAAGAATTAGCAAGACTTAAAAATATATTTGACTGGAGAGCATACCCTGAAGAAAAAAAAGCGCAGTGGTATGATTATATAGACGAAGAGTTTAAGCGAAGAGAAGAAGGTTTCTGGTTTAATAACAACGGTACACCAACGTATATAACAGGTACGCATTATATGTACTTGCAATGGAGTAAAATAGATGTAGGTGCGCCTGATTTTAGAGAAGCAAATCGACTATTTTTTATATTCTGGGAAGCTTGTAAAGCCGACAAAAGATGTTACGGGATGTGCTACCTTAAAAATCGTAGGTCTGGATTTTCTTTCATGTCTTCAGCAGAAACAGTTAACCAAGCTACATTAGCAAGTGATAGTAGATTTGGTATACTCTCTAAAACAGGTGCAGATGCTAAAAAAATGTTTACAGACAAAGTTGTCCCAATTAGTATTAACTATCCGTTCTTTTTCAAACCGATTCAAGATGGTATGGATAGACCTAAGTCTGAACTTGCTTATAGGGTTCCTGCAAGTAAGTTTACGCGTAAAAAGATTACTGCAAACGAACAGCAGGAAGACTTGGTTGGACTTGATACTACTATTGACTGGAAAAATACAGGTGATAACAGTTATGACGGAGAAAAGCTTCAGCTGTTAGTACACGATGAAAGCGGTAAGTGGGAAAGACCCGATAATATATTAAATAACTGGAGAGTTACAAAAACATGTTTACGATTAGGTAGTAGAATTATAGGTAAATGTATGATGGGCTCAACATCAAACGCATTAGACAAAGGTGGGGAAAACTTCAAAAAATTATACAACGCATCCGACGTTACTAAGCGAAACAGAAATGGACAAACAGCGTCTGGACTATATTCTCTTTTTATCCCAATGGAGTGGAACTACGAAGGATTTATTGACGAGCACGGAGGCCCAGTCTTTAATACTCCAGACTATGATGTCTTTGACCCCCATGGAGAGTTAATAGATGTAGGTGTAATAAACCACTGGCAAAATGAAGCTGACGGTTTAAAAAATGATCAAGACGCATTAAATGAATTTTACAGACAGTTTCCAAGGACTACAGAACACGCGTTTAGAGATGAAACTAAAAATAGTATATTTAACTTAGTTAAAATATACGAGCAAATAGACTATAATGAAGAAATGTCTAGAACACTAGGTATTACACAAGGTAATTTTCAATGGGTTAATGGCAAAAAAGATACTAGCGTTATATTTTATCCAAATCCTCAAGGTAGATTTAAAGTAAGTTGGGTACCACCAACAAACATACAAAATAAAGTTATAATAAAAAATGGTGTTAAATGGCCTGGTAATGAACACATGGGTGCTTTTGGTTGTGATAGTTACGACATATCAGGAACGGTAGACGGTGTAGGTTCTAAAGGCGCTTTGCACGGATTAACTAAGTTTAGTATGGAAGACGCGCCGGCTAATCAGTTTTTTTTAGAGTATTTAGCAAGGCCACAAACTGCAGAAATATTTTTTGAAGATGTACTTATGGCTTTAGTATTTTACGGCATGCCTTTACTTGCAGAAAATAACAAACCAAGATTATTGTACTACCTAAGACGTAGAGGTTATAGGGGTTTTAGCATGAATAGACCTGATAAGCTTTGGAATAAATTGTCTGTAGCAGAAAAAGAAGTAGGTGGCATACCAAATTCAAGCGAAGATATAAAACAAGCCCATGCTGCTGCCATTGAAATGTATATACAAGATCACGTAGGTATAAAACAAGATGGTTCATTTGGTAGTTGTTATTTTAATGATTTATTAAATGATTGGGCTAAATTTGATATAAACAAAAGAACAAAACACGATGCTTCTATAAGCTCGGGGTTAGCAATTATGGCTAATAATAGACATTTATATAGACCTAATGCAATAGTAGAAAAACCAAAACTAAATATACATATTTCTAAATATAGAAATACTGGAACTAATTCACAAATAATAAAATAATAATATGGCAGAGTCTGCGGTAAAAAGTTATTTCCCAAATCAAGTTGTAAGTGATGCTGAAAAGCTAAGTAATGACTATGGTTTAAAAGTTGCTAAAGCTATAGAAACAGAGTGGTTTCATAGTGATAACAACGGTATTAGATATACAACAAATAAAAATAATTTCCACAATTTAAGATTATACGCTCGTGGAGAACAATCAATACAAAAATATAAGGATGAGTTATCTATAAACGGTGATTTATCCTATCTTAATTTAGACTGGAAGCCAGTTCCTATTATACCTAAGTTTGTGGATATAGTAGTAAACGGTATTGCAGAAAGAACCTACGATATAAAAGCTTATTCTCAAGATAGAGCTGGTATGGATAAAAGGTCTAAATACATGCAAGATATTATGGCTGATATGGCTGCTCAAGATTTTAATGCTTTAATGCAAGAAAATTACAATATAGATGTTAGAAAAACAACTATGAAAGCAGATGATTTACCACAGTCGCAAGAAGAGCTAGATCTTCATATGCAGCTTAGTTATAAGCAAGCTGTAGAAATTGCAGAAGAACAAGCTATAAATGTTTTAATGGAAGGTAGTGATTACGAGTTAATTAAAAAACGTTTTTATTATGATCTTACTGTTTTAGGTATAGGTGCTGTTAAAAGCGAATTTAGCGCTGCGCAAGGTGCAACTGTAAAATATGTTGATCCTGCTAATTTAGTTTATTCATATACTGAATCACCATACTTTGAAGATGTTTATTACGTTGGAGAAGTTAAAGAAGTTCCTATAAATGAATTAATTAAAGAGTTTCCAAATTTAACACAAAGTGAATTAGAAGATATTCAAAAGAATAAAACGTTTCATCAATCTAATTTTAATTCTAGCTATAGCGATTACAGAAATACTGATAGTAATAAAGTTCAAGTCTTGTACTTTAATTACAAAACGTATATGAGCGAAACTTACAAAGTAAAACAAACTGGTAGTGGAGCTAGTAAAGCTATAGAAAAAGACGATACATTTAACCCGCCTAAAAACTTAGAAGGTTCTTTTGATAAATTACAAAGAAAGGTAGAGGTTTTATATGACGGAGCTTTAATACTAGGTACTCAAAAATTACTTAAATGGGAAATGGCTAAGAATATGATGAGGCCAAAAAGTGATTTCACTAAAGTAAAAATGAACTATGCTATTGTAGCACCACGTATGTATAAAGGTCGTATAGAATCTTTAGTAAAAAGAGTAACTGGCTTTGCAGACATGATACAGTTAACTCATTTAAAGCTACAACAAGTAATGTCGCGTATGGTTCCAGATGGTGTTTATCTTGATGCTGATGGTTTAGCTGAAATAGATTTAGGTAACGGAACAAATTACAATCCACAAGAAGCTTTAAATATGTTCTTCCAAACAGGTAGTGTTATTGGTAGATCATTTACAAGTGAAGGTGATATGAATCCTGGTAAAGTACCTATACAAGAAATAACTAGTGGTAGTGGTGGTAATAAAATACAAGCTTTAATAGCTAATTACAATTATTATTTACAAATGATAAGAGATACTACCGGGCTTAATGAAGCTAGAGATGGTAGTATGCCAGATAAAAATGCTTTAGTTGGCGTGCAAAAACTTGCCGCTGCAAACAGTAATACAGCTACAAGACATATTTTACAGTCAGGTTTGTTTTTAACAGCTGAAATGGCAGAGTGTTTATCGCTTAGAATATCTGATATTGTAGAATATTCACCAACAAAAGACGCGTTTATTCAAGCAATTGGCGCTTATAATGTTGCTGTATTAGAAGAGTTAAAAGAATTACATCTTTACGATTTTGGTATATTTATAGAATTACAACCTGATGAAGAAGAAAAAGCAATGCTTGAAAATAATATACAAATGGCGTTGCAACAACAAAATATAGAGCTTGAAGACGCTATTGACCTTAGAGAAGTTAAAAATATAAAACTTGCAAATCAATTACTAAAAATACGTAGAAAAAAGAAGCAAGACAAAGATCAGCAAATGCAGGAAAGAAACATGCAGTTGCAGTCGCAAACAAATCAACAAGCGGCTCAAGCAGCAGCACAAGCTGAAATGCAAAAAGAGCAAATGAAAGCTCAAATAGAAACTCAATTAGAATCACAGAAGTCTGAGTTGCGTATGAGAGAGCAAGCGGCAGAAGCAGAACTTAAAAAGCAACTAATGGAACAGGAGTTTCAATACAACATGCAGCTTAAGAATTTAGAGTCAAAAACTAAAGCTGATAACGAAAAAATGAAAGAAGATCGTAAAGACAATAGAACTAAAATACAAGCTACACAACAAAGTGAAATGATTTCACAAAGAAATAATGATGAGGGGCCTAAAAACTTTGAATCAGCAAGTGATAGTATAAGTAGTGGTATGGAATTACCACCTATATCTTTTGATTAAAATTATTAATTATTATTATATTATATTATGGAAGAAAATGTAGAAAATGTAGTTGATGAAACTACACAATCAACTGAACAACCAGTTGAAGAAACTAAAAAACCAAATGTTAATGATGACGGCGATTACGTTGTTGATTTAAGTAAACCAAAAACAGATGAAGTTAAAGAAGATAACCCTGTCGACGAGGGAGTGGTTGCAGAGCCTGAAAATGCCGAGTCCACAGAAAAACAAGAAGAAGTACAACCGGAAACTGAAACACAAGAACAATCAGTATTAGAAGAAGTTACTGAAGAAGAAGATGTTCAAGAACAAACAGAAGAATTAGCTGAAGAAATAACAGAAGCTCAAGAAACTGGTAAAGCTTTACCTGAAAATTTACAAAAAGTTGTAGATTTTATGGAAGAAACTGGTGGTACATTAGAAGATTACGTTCGTCTTAATCAAGATTATTCTAATTATGACGATATGACAGTATTAAGAGAATACTATAAACAAACTAAAAAACATTTAACCGCTGACGAGGTTGAGTTTTTAATAGAAGATACATTTATGGCTTCGGAAGATGATAGTGAAAGAGCTATAAAGAAAAAGAAAATAGCGCTAAAAGAGCAAGTTGCCAGCGCTAAAGCCCACTTGGACGGGCAAAAGTCCAAATACTATGAAGAAGTTAAAGCTGGAAGCAGGTTAACACCTGAACAACAGAAAGCTGTAAATTTCTTTAATAGATATAACAAAGAATCGGAAGAGAATAAAAAAATAGCAGACAAACAAACTAGTACCTTTTTAAGTAAAACTAACGAGGTTTTTAACGACAAGTTCAAAGGTTTTGAATATAACGTCGGTGATAAAAAGTATAGGTTTAACGTGAAAAATGCTGGTGAAGTGAAAGAAGCTCAAAGTGACATTAACAATTTTGTCAAAAAGTTTTTGAACAAAAATAGTGAAATGTCTGACGCAAAAGGCTATCACAAATCGCTTTTTACAGCCATGAATCCCGATGCTATTGCAAATCACTTTTACGAACAAGGTAAAGCTGATGCTTTAAAAGAAAGTATGGCTAAATCTAAAAACGTTGACATGAATCCTAGAGGCTCTCACTCTGAGACGCAGGTAGGTGGAATGAAATTTAAAGTGCTAGGCGAAAACTCTGCTGATTTTAAGTTTAAAATTAAAAATAAATAACTAACTTAAAACAAATAAAAAATGGCAATTACTGCAGGAGGTAATTTGAATATGACTCCGTCGCCTAAAAAGGCAACGTTGGAATCAAATTACATAGATTTTATAGACGGTAGTACTGGTTGGGAACAACAGTATTTACCAGATTTAATGGAAGCTGAAGCTGAAGTTTTCGGAAAGAGAACTATTTCAGGTTTCCTAAAACAAGTCGGAGCTGAAGAAGCAATGACTGCTGACCAAGTAGTTTGGTCTGAGCAAGGTAGATTACACTTAGCGTACACTGGTACAATAGATGCATCTGCTTCAGAAGTAACAGTTTCAGGTTTAGTAGGTTCTAACGCATCATACGTTTCTGGATCTCACGGTCTTAGAGTTGGTGATACTTGTTTAGTAGCTTCTGCTACTGTAACATACCCAGGTCGTGTATCTAACGTTTCTACTAACGTTGTAACAATTCTTCCTTATACTCAGGGTCACGCAAGTGAAGCTGGTATTGGTATGGGTGATGAAAGTGTTACTGTACTTAAGTATGGTTCTGAGTGGCAAAAAGGATCTGATACTCCTTACTCTACTGCTAATGAGCCTTCTTTCTTATCTTACAGCAACAAACCAGTTATTATAAGAGATATGTATCAAGTTTCAGGATCTGATGCTTCTCAAATTGGTTGGGTTGAAGTTACTGACGAAGGAGGAACTAGCGGTTACCTATGGTACTTAAAAGCTGAAGGTGAAACTAGACTACGTTTCATGGATAACTTAGAAATGACTTGTCTTGAAGGTGTTCAGGGTGCTAATGACACTACAATAGATACTGCAGCTGCAAACGCTGGTTTAGGTGTTACAGATGGTACTCCTATTGGTACGCAGGGAATGTTTGACGCTATCGCTGATAGAGGAAACAAGTCTTCTGGTATTACTGGTGTTAACGCTGCTACTGATTTAGCTGAATTTGACGCTATCTTAGCTGAGTTTGATAAGCAAGGTGCTATTGAAGAAAACATGATGTTTGTAAACAGAGCTACTAGCCTAGCTATTGATGACATGTTAGCTTCAATGAACTCTTACGGAGCTGGTGGTACTTCTTACGGGGTATTCAACAACTCAGAAGATATGGCATTAAACTTAGGTTTCTCTGGTTTCAGAAGAGGTTCTTATGACTTCTACAAGTCTGATTGGAAATACTTAAACGACCAAGGAACAAGGGGTGCTATCAACGATAGAGCTACTACAGATGCAATACGTGGTGTAATCGTTCCAGCTGGAGTTTCTTCAGTTTACGATCAAAACTTAGGAAAAAATCTTAAGAGACCTTTCCTACACGTAAGATACAGATCTTCACAAACAGATAACAGATACCTAAAAACTTGGGTTACTGGTTCTGTAGGTGCAACTACATCTGAATTAGACGCGATGAGAGTTAACTATTTATCTGAAAGATGTTTAGTTACTCAAGGTGCAAATAACTTTATGTTATTGAACTAATCAATTTTTAAAGGAGAGGGCGGCATGCATGTAAACGCTCTCTGCCCTCTCTTTTATTTTTATTAATTTTATTATATATTATATTATGGCAAAAAAACAAAAAATACAAAATGATTTACCGGTAGATTTACCGGAAATTAAAGAAACAAAACCAATTGAGCAGTCTGAAGAAAAATGGGTGGTAAAAGATAGAATTTATTTTTTAAAAGGACATAGAAAACCTTTGTCACACCTTATAAAGTCTTGCGATATTTATTGGTTCGATGAAGAAAAAGGACACGAAAGAGAACTTAAATATACAAAAAATCAAAGAACACCTTTTGTTGATGAAATGCAAGGTGATCAAAGACTAGAACATATTGTTTTTAGAAATGGTATGTTAGAAGTTCCAAGGAACAAAACGGTTTTACAAAAACTGCTTAGTTTATACCACCCACAAAGGGATCTTTTATATTACGAATGGCAGCCAGACGTAGAGGCTAAAGCTGAAGTTGACGATATAGAAATAGAAATCGATGCTTTAAACGCTGCAAGAAACATGGATATAGATATGGCAGAAGCTATTATGCGTGTAGAGATTGGTTCTAAAGTATCAGAGTTGACTTCTAAGGAACTTAAAAGAGATTTATTAGTTTATGCTAAAAAGAATCCTCAATTGTTCTTAGATTTAGTTGAAGACGACAACGTTATTCTTAGAAATTTTGGTATTAGAGCTACTGAAATGGGAATATTAAAATTATCTAGCGATCAAAGAACTTTTTCATGGGGTTCTAATGATAGAAAGTTAATGAATGTACCATTTGACGAGCATCCATACTCAGCATTAGCTGCTTGGTTTAAAACCGATGAAGGTATGGAGATATATGCAAATATAGAAAAACAATTAAAATAATCAAACTGTAGAAGCGGTCGCTCTACGGGGCGATCGCAAACTACAAAAAAATAAAATATGGCGGTAAATGTAGATACAGTGTATCAAAGAGTTTTGACTTTAGCTAATAAAGAACAAAGAGGTTATATAACACCTCAAGAGTTTAATTTATTAGCAAATCAAGCTCAACTAGATATTTTTGAACAATATTTTTATGATATAAATCAGTTTAGCAGAGTACCTGGTAATGAAACAGAGTATTCTGATATGGTTAGTTTATTAGAAGAAAAAATATCTAAATTTGAAAAATTTAAAATAGCTATGTCTGCGGTTTCTGGTAACCAAGCTACCTTACCAACAGATGTATATAGATTAGGAACTGTGTTTTATGCCGTTGGAGGTTCTTATGATGTTGAAGTTGAAAAAGTTGGTAAAAAAGATTTAGAGTATATGTCTAGAACAGCTTTATATGCGCCTGTTGAAACTAGACCTGTTTATACTAGAAAATCAGATACTTTGCTAAAACTGTTTCCAGCATCTCCAAGCACTTCTTATAGCACTGGAACTGTAACTTGTAATTACATTGCAAAACCTACAGATGTTAACTGGGGATATACAGAAATAAATGGTACAGCTTTATATAATAGTGCATCTTCAACAAATTTTGAATTACACGCTTCTGAAGAAAAAAATCTAGTTTTAAAAATACTAGCTCTAGCTGGTATATCAATAGCAGATCCAAATTTATATCAAATAGGAGCTCAAGAAGAAATAAAAGAAATACAACAAGAAAAACAATAATAAATGGGATTATTAGACAATCAAACTCAAAACGCTTATTACACAGGCTCAAGTTTTGGTACTTACCAATTTACATCACTAGAGCATATTATAAACCAATTTATTATTGCTTACGTGGGTGAAGGTAAAATAATAGATAAAGTAAAAAGAACTGACGTGGCTTTTCACGCTCAAAGAGCTTTACAAGAATTATCATTTGATACTTTCAAATCTACTAAAGCTCAAGAAATAGAAATACCATCTTCACTACAAATGGTATTACCACAGGATTATGTAAATTATATTAAAATTACTTATTCTGATAGTTCTGGTATAGAGCATATATTATATCCAGAAATAAAAACATCTAACCCAACAGCGATAACACAAAACGATGCTGGAGTTTATCAGTTTACAGGAAACAATTTAACAACAACAGATTCTGATACTTGGACTAACTACAACTCTACAATACTGTCAGATCGTAATGAAGATTATGAAAGCGATGAATACGATTTTACTATTGGACAAAAATATGGGTTGGATCCTCAATATGCACAGACAAATGGTAATTTTTACATAGATGAAAATAATGGAAAAATACATTTTAGTTCTAATATGTCTGGAAAAACTGTAATTTTAAAATATATAAGTGATAGTCTAGGAACTGATGCTGAAATGCAAGTACATAAACTAGCAGAAGAAGCAATGTATAAGTGTATAGCATACGCAATATTATGTACAAAATCTAACATACAGGAATATATAGTCAATAGATTTAAGCGTCAAAAGTTTGCAGCTGTAAGACAAGCTAAATTAAGATTATCAAATTTAAAACTAGAAGAATT